AAGGTTTCGCACAACTTTATAAGTGATTGTCCAATAAAAGGTGTGCAGATAGTTGATGCAACAGTAGAACATGCTGCCTATCTGCAACACCGTTTACGGCCATCTGATGCTAGGGAGTGCCTTATAGCTGGTGTCTCTGTATGGAAAGCATTGCATGAGCCGTTACGTGACAAGCATGGCAAAACATGGGCTATAATTATAGATGGGGAACCATGTGCCATGTTTGGCACATCTGATATGACAAGCAGAGAAGATCTTCTTTGTGGATGCATTTGGCTTCTTGGTAGTCATATATGTGAAGAAAAGCCTATAAAATTTTGTAAAACAACAAAATTTATCATGGATGCTTTGCTGCTTGATTATGATATTTTAGAAAATGTAGTTCCAATAGACCATGACAGAACAATTAAATGGCTCACATGGCTTGGATTTACATTTGCAAAAAAGCCTACAATAGTAAATGGATTCCAATGTGTGCGTTTTCTGCGTTGCAATAGTCGCTTAGATGTGGCATGGAATTAATATTACGGCCTGTTTTATCTGACAGCCTCTGTATTGAGATAACTGGATGAGGACAAAAACGGACAACCGTTGGTGTAGTGAAACTTTAACAAGGAACTGAGTAATGGCTAATACAATTGATCAAGCCTTTATCAAGCAGTTCGAGACTGAAGTTCACATGGCTTATCAGCGTATGGGTTCTAAACTTCGCAATACTGTTCGCACCGCTGGTAATGTTCGTGGTAATGTTGTTCGCTTCCAGAAGATTGGTGCTGGATCCGCAAACACAAAGTCTCGTAACGGTAACGTAACCCCAATGGAACTTGCCCACACAAATGTCGAAGCAACGATGCAAGACTTTTTTGCACCAGAGTTTATTGACAAGCTGGATGAGTTAAAGACCAATATTGATGAGCGTCAAGCTGTAGCACAATCTGCTGCTGCTGCCTTGGGTCGTAAGACTGATGACATTTTGTACACAGCAATGGATGCTGGTGCAAACGCAACTCAGATTCACGACACAGGTTCTGCGCTTGCAAAAGCTGACCTTCTTTCATTGTTTGAAACCTTTGGTACTGCAAACATTCCCGAAGATGGTCAACGCTATCTTGCTATGCATCCAAAAGGATACGCTGATTTGTTCAACATCACAGAGTTTGCTTCTAGTGACTTTGTTGGTGAGCAAAATCTTCCTTTTGCTGGCGGCATTACAATGAAAGAGTTCTTAGGATTTAAGATTTTTTCTACTGCTGCTATCACAGCTGGTAAGAATATGGCATACCATTCAACCGCAGTTGGCCTTGGCATCAATGCTGATGTTCAAACAGAGATCAATTATGTGCCAGAAAAAGCTGCTCACCTTGCAACATCAATGATGTCAATGGGTGCTGTTGTTATTGATGACAATGGTATCTATGAAGTCCTTGATAATAACTAATAGGGAGAAATAGATATGGCTCTCGATTTGAGTAACTTAGTACGCATTGGTGGTGGAAGTGGTGTCAACATGTGGTATTACGCATCCAATGATGCTTTGTCTGTTGTAAGAGCAGCAAACTATTTTTCAACTGCCGATGCTACAGGTGGTGAGATGAATGGTCAGTCTGCTCTTGGCATGATGAACGCAGGGGATATTGTGATACTTGTTGATTCAAATTCAACTCACAAAGATGCATCTATTACAGTAGTAAAAGAAGTTTCTGCTACAGCAATAGATTTAGGCGATGGCACAACGATTAGTAGTGCTGATAGCGACTAAAGGAGTTTGGGAGAGGTTAGTCCAATTAACCTCTCCCATACCATCATATGCCAACAGTAGCTAATTCAGATATTGATATTGCATCAAGAGCATTGGTTCTAATTGGTGCAGAGCCTATAACTTCGTTTACGGCTCAAAGCACTGAGGCAATTGTTGCTAATGCAATATATGAAGATATGGTAAGAACAACACTTTGTTCTAGCCGTTGGCGTTTTGCTACTAATCAGGCAGAACTAAATCTTTTGACTGCTGTTCCAACAGGGCGATATGATCGCGCACATCAACTGCCAGCTGATTTACTTATGTTACACGCTGTAACAGTAAGTGATTTAGTTATTGAGTATAATGTTTATGGTGACAAGGTATTTAGTGATTCGGCATCAAGTGATTCATTAATTGCAGATTATACATTTAGGGCATTAGAGCAGGACTTTCCTTCATACTTTACTGTTGCTTTACAATTTTCTTTAGCAGCTGCATTTGCTTTGGGCATAGCAAGAGATGAGCAGTTATCAAGCGTTCTTGAAGGTAAAGGCGCACAGTTGCTCCAACAGGCAAAAACATTAGATAGCCAACAGCAGACAACACGTAAGCTACTGACATCGAGGTTTATTACTGAAAGGCGAAGTTAATGGCGAGAGTTCGTATACCGCTTAACAACTTTGTTTTTGGTGAAATAAGTCCATCCTTAACTTCGAGGGTGGATTCAGCAATTTACAATCAGTCAGGACAATCTGTTAAGAACGTGTTTATTCGTGCAGAGGGTGGTGTTATAAACCGTCCCGGTTCTAAAAGAGTTCACAGTTTTTCACAGAGTTACTCACAACCAAGTGCAACAATAACTGTTTCTGATTTTGCAAATATAGCTGTTGGCACACAGCTTACTTTTGTGGTGAGTGATGATACAAAAATTACGTTAGAGTTTGAATTAGCTACGTTTGATATTTCTATTGGTAGCATTAGCGGAACATATGTTGTTGGGGAAACAGTAACTGGAGGAACATCATCGGCTACTGGTGTTTATATTTCTAATACTTCTTCGAAAATGGTTTTAAAAACAATTAGCGGAACATTTCAAAGTGGAGAAACATTAACTGGAGGAACTTCATCAGCAACATCAACTTCATCAAGTACACTTACCACTTCTTCTGCAAGTTCTGCTATAGGAAACAAGCATTTTGTTCGCGCTGATCTTTCTAATAATGCAACTGCTGATAATATATTTGCCGCTCTTAATGCTGTAACTGGATTGACATCAACAAACCCAGGAGCAGCTGTTGTAACAGTTACAAGAGATGGTTTTTTTACAGGTGATCGCAAGGTAACTACAACAGACACAACAAGGCTTGCTGTCACAGATTTTGCCATTATTGATCAGAAGATACGTCTAGAGCCTTTTATATTTTCAAGTGATGAAAAATATGTTGCCGCATTTAGTTCAGGCAAGATTGAGATGTTTCGTGTAAATGCTGATGGATCTTTCAATTCATTAGTATCAACAATAACACAAGACACTTCAAGTGCATCACTGCCATTTACAGATAGTAATTTACAAGAGTTTACCTATGCACAGTCAGGTGACTTTATGTTTATTGCCCATAATGATTTTATGATTCGTGAATTAGTAAGAACAAGTCTAACGGCATTTGAGGTAAGAACATTTACATTTGATACAGATGCTGATGGTAATAAAAAACTACAGCCATATTATAACTTTCATGCAAGTGGTGTAACAATAACACCATCTGCAACATCGGGTAATGGGATTACTCTTACATCCAGTGCATCATACTTTGTATCAGGACATGTTGGTGTCAGTCTTTTAATTAATGATACACAGGTTGATATTACAGCGGTAGCTAGTGGAACAAGTGCAACAGCTAATGTTCAAGGCACTATTGAAAGACGATTAGATTTTGATTCTTTGAATACAACTCAAGGATCCGATAAGGTTCGTGTAATACATCTGAATCATGGGCTTGCATCTGGTGTCACAGTTACTATTGCTGGTGCTGGTTCTTTGGGTGGAATAAGTAATAGTAATATGAATGGCAGTAGAACTGTTAGTTCTGTAATAGATAAAAATACATTTGAATATACAGCTGGTGGATCTGCAACATCTACCGCAACTGGTGGTGGCACACCTACTATATCAAGTGTTGCTGCAACAACAGAATGGTTTGAGCAATCGTATAGTGACCTTCGAGGTTTCCCAGCTGCTGTTACATTCCATGAGAATAGACTTTGGTTTGGCGGTACACCTTCACAGCCTAGTGGTATATGGTCATCTGTAAGTGATGAATATTTTAACTTTGATGTTGGTGATGGTGGTACAGCTGATGCAATTGATATTGAAGTTGCGGTTGGTGTAACTAATTTTATCAGACATCTTGTCTCTAATCGTGATTTGCAAGTGTTTTGTAATCAAGGCGAATTCTTTTTACCAGCTTTTCAAGACCAGCCTATTACAGCAGCAATAGCAAAAGTATCTGAGCAAACACCATTTGGTTGTAGTTTTGTACGTCCTTCATCTCTTGATGGTGGAACATTGTTTGTGCAAGCAACTGGCACTGCTGTAAGAGAGTTTATATTTAATGATTCTGAAGGTGCTTATACGACAAACATGGTATCTATACTTTCATCTCATTTAATATCAAATCCGTTGCAGCTTACTAATGTAAAAGGTTCTTTGGATAGGCCCGGTGCATATGCTTTCTTTTTAATGGATAATGGAGAGATTGCTGCTTTCTATAGTATAAGATCTGAGAAACGTGCTGGTTGGATGCGGTGGACAACTACAGGAAGATATCATTCTGTATGTGCTGTGGATGAAAGTTTGTTTGCTGTTACTGTAAGAGATGATGGATCAGGTACAAATAAGTTCTTTCTTGAGCAATTTGACAAAGATTTGAATATGGACTTTGCAGATGAATTTAATGGAACAGCTGGTGTATTTGCTGTATCTAGTCATTTCTCAAATGGGGCAGTTGTAGATGTTGTTGATGATACAGAGTATTTAGGTTCTTTCACAGTGTCAGGTGGCAATGTAGATGTAAGTGCTGTTAAATCTTCAGTAAAAGCAGAAATAGGTTATAAGTTTGTTCCTGAGTTAACAACTAATG